CCATATTGATGCGTGCAGCTTTTACGGGCAGCCGAACGATAACATTTGCTATGCTGCTGCTGCTGATGTGTACATATCGCAGGACAGCTTTACAGTAAACAACGCTGACTTTTTCCAGTGCTTAGAGGTCAGATACCCTGCAGGTTTCGGCGGATTCACTGCGTTAGATGCTTACGGCACGGTACAGGCGTTTACTCCGACTGCGCAGACGCTAAAGATGCCTACAGTACTACCGTCTGACGTACACCCTACTTTCTCTTCTATTTGGTACAACTCCGCAACTGGTATATTCACCGCCCAAACCACCTTGCGCGATGTGGGTGTTGCTGTTGGCCTGGTTTATAACGCCGGCCTAGCCTCGGATACTACAGAGTTTTATCTGTACATCGGCGGCGCCCTGGCGGCGATAGCATCGGTAAACGGCGCAGCGCCAAGCACCGTTTTCAAGATACCAAAATTGCTTCGTTCTGCAACCATGGAGGTCAGGGTTACGTCAGCTAACAGTCGTACCCCGTTTGGCGGGCCGGCAAACTATATGCGAGTCTCTTGCAGTAAAACCAGCGGTGTTAAGTAGTGACCATCCTCAACGACTACTATGCGAGCGGCGGACCTGATGTCCGCCTGTTCGCGCTGGAGCTAACTTGCCCAGCGTGGACGGCGCCTATTTTGATATGTAACGGATTCACAGACCGAACCTGCGGAACTGAGGACGCGCGGACGCTTACCTTCATCGCAGCCGCCCTCGACGCAGCGCTGCCTAAAAAGGATAGCCGAGGCGCTCAGAACATCACGATAGCCATCGACAACGTGAACGGTGAAGCTCCGGCGAAAATTGACGAGGCAATGACCGCCGAGCAGCGAGTATCGGCAACGCTGCGCACCTATTTGCTGAGCGATCTAACGACGCCAGCCGAGGCGCCCTATCGCATGACAGTACAGGACGGCTCAATTGAGCAATTAGCGGTACAACTGCGCGCAGGGTTCTTTGACTTGATCAACGTCGCATGGCCTCGCCTGCTGTATACGACCAAGAATGCCCCAGGATTGAAATACATGTGAGCACTGACACCTGGCTCAACAATTACCTTTTCGCCGTGTACGTCGACGGCGCACGCGGAGAAGGCGGCGCTTATGACTGCTGGGCGCTCGCACGTGAGGTCCGCAACAAGGTCTACGGCAAGCGCTTGCTGCCATCATGGGGTCATATCCGAAACACCATGCCGCGCGCATTTACAGACGCCTACCGAGAACAGGCAAAAGAGCTTGAAGCGTGCGAGCCGGAGCCTGGCGCCGTGGCGATGGTTTTTACAGGGCGGCTGATGTTGCACGTCGGCGTAGTGGTAGAATTGGAGGGCCGTCTAGCAGTGCTGGACATAAGCGCCAAAACAGGCTGTCGATGGCAGCGAATCCCCGACTTTGAAGCGCCATTTTCTAAGGTGGTTTATTACCGTGACAGTCCTAATTTTTCCGAGCCAGCTTGAAGGTGAGCCGCTAGAAAGTCACGAAACCTTTACGGCGCAAACCGTTGAGGATTGGTTAACAGCCACATCTGCCAAGTATGAGCGCCGCGAATCGCCGCCTATCACGTTGACAATCAACGGTGCACCTGTGCTGCCTGAAGATTGGCCGCTTACCGTGTTTCGGCCAGAGGACACCGTGCGCATTTACCCGCAAGCCAAAGGCCTTGAAACGGTATTTTTGGCCGTACAAGCCGTGGCCGCGATGAAATTCATCACCGGTCTTTTTATGCCGCGCATTCCGACAATGAGCAACAAAGGGTCGGCGTCCGGTGAGCGGCTATCAGAGTCGGCGGTAAAGGGTAACAGCGCAAAACTTAACAGTCCTGTGCGCGAAGTGGCCGGGCAATACCCGGTTTACCCTGACTACCTATTGCCGCCACACCGATACTTCGCTGGACCGCGTGAGCAGGTCGTTGAATATCTTATGTGCGTTACTGTCGGCGAGGTCGACCTGCCGTTGTCAAGCGTGCTGATCGGCGAGACTCCGGTTATTAGCCTGGGCGAAGAGGCTGAAATTAACATTTACGGCCCTGGCGCTGACCTCAGCGGTAACTCGGCGTCACACATTTGGCACAACTCAAAAGAGGTCGGCGCAACGTCCAACGGGGCCGCCGGTATGACGCTTGTTACCACTACTTCTGTGGACCCGGTGGCCGATGCGTCTGCCTACACTTTCGACACCTTCACCGTCACCATCCCTTCTGGTGCAGGTGCATTCCCAGCCGGCTGGGCGTCCGGCATGATCGCCGAAATTGACCTTCGGTACGGCTACACCGTGACAGACGGCGGCGCCGGGGTGCGCGATATTATCACCGGCAACATGACACAACTTGGGTTTCCGTCTGGGGATCTAATCGAAGTCGCGGGACCTAACGCTGGCGTCTATATCGTTGATACGTTCGTTACCGGCCTGTCTGGTACGATGACTCTAAATTATGCCGACGGCAGCCCCGCCACGGCCTTGGCGCCTGGGTCGCTGCAAATGTGCATAGGCTGGCGTGGTTTCCGTTACCGCATAACCGCTGCCAGCTCTTCGACAATCAGCCTGGAACGCCTCAAAACCGACGGCTCTACGGATAGTGCGTGGGTCGGGTTTTCGGTTCAAACGACAGGCACCGCAACCATTATCCTTGACGAAAACAGCGCCGAAGGTGAATGGTTAGGCCCGTTCGTGTCGTGCCCTAACGGGGAAGTCACGAACCAAAGCGAAGTCGACTTCATGTTTCCCAACGGCCTGGTCCGCGTCTATGTGGACAACGGCAAGCTGGCAGACTGGACGGTCACCGCCGAAATTCAATACCGGGACTATGCGGCCGCTGGCGCATGGTCTAGCGTGATTAAAACGTACACGCAAAATACACTTGATCAAATCGGGTTCACCGAAACGATCAACCACCCGGCCTACTATCAGCCAGAATTTAGGGTCCGCCGGATCGGCGCCAAGTCCACAAAAACCAACGTGCAAGACACTATCCAGTGGTACGGCTTGCGGTCGCGCCTGCAGGATTGCAACACTTACCCGGACTTTACGACTATCGCGCTTCGAATCGTTACCGGTGACAGACTGGGCGCGCAGGCTGAAAACCAAGTATCATGCCGCCCGACCCGCAAGCTGCCACTGTGGAACGGCTCCACATGGTCGGCACCTGTAGCCACGCGCAGCATAGCCCCGTGGGCGGCCTATATCGCTAAATCGGTCGGCTACACTGACGCAGACATAAACCTTACAGAACTGCACCGCCTGGGTGATATTTGGGACGCGCGCGGCGACTATTACGACGACGCGATTAACGACCGTACCACCGTCAAAGACGCCATTAACGACGCCCTGGCTGCTGGGTTTGCTGAGCTAACTATTGACCGTGGATTGATCAAGCCGGTACGTGACGAGCCGCGCACGGTCTTTGAACAGGCATACAGCCCGCAGAACATGACCAGCCCGCTTGTGCGTCAATTCTCATCCACTGACGCTGACGACTTTGACGGGGTTGACGTTGAATACTTCGATGCCGTGAACCGCCAGTGGACAACTGTCGAGTGTCGTTTACCGGGTGACCTTGGGCAGCGTGTCGAAAAAATGCGCATCGCGGGCGTAACCGACGAGACACGCGCGTGGCGTATCGGTATGCGCAAACGCCGGGCGCAGCGGTATCGCCGCTGGGGTTATACGTTTAATACCGAGCTGGACGCAATGAACAGCGGTTACCTGTCCTATGTTCCGCTGCTGGATGACGTGCCGGGGTACGGGCAGAGCGCAATCCTTGAAGACTACGCAGTGATGGGCGCTGGTGCCGTGTTGCGTTCAAGCGAGCCGTTGAACTGGTCGGCAGTCGGCGTGCATGTTGTCGGCTTGCGTCGACCGGACGGCACACTTAGCGGGCCGTTTACCGCCACGCGGATTGATGACTATCGACTGACGATTGCCGAGCAACCTGACTTCACGCCTGATCTTTCGTGGACCATTGAGCCGCCACATATTTACTTCGGTCCGTTGCTCCGCTGGAACTATCCGGCTTTGATCACTGAGGTATCGCCTAGCGGTAATGGTTGCAACGTCACAGCGATTAACTATGACTCCCGCGTGTACGCTGATGACGATAACTCGCCACCATAACTACGGATAACTCCAAGGATACCGGCCCGTGATAACGCAGCCTGACACTAGCCGGTAGTCCATTTGCCCGCCTCTACTCTGCAAATGACTGATACGTGACGCTCTAAGCGTTACGCCATCAACGCAGATAACGAGCGGGCAGCCTACTGGTGGTAGGTGTTCTGGACTGACCCATTCGTACACGGTCGGCTGCGGCGTAACCGTTGAGCCATGCGCGCTGTTGTTGTACGGTGCGGTTTCTGGAGAGTTCAATTGGCAGCCCCAGCATTTTTGCTGTCTGACCGGCTAGTTGGTGCGGTGTCATGTTGTGCTGATTCCATAATCTTGGTTACCTTGAAAATATTGGCTTCATTTCCAGCCGCCGATATTCTATCAGCAACCTTGCGCGCCTTCGCCTCTGTCTTGTGAGAGCTGCGAAACGTCGGCAACCCTTTGCCGTATTGCGCGAAGACGGCGAACATTATTGGGCGGCCTTCTCAAGCATGCCAATCGCAATATTCAGATTGCGAATAGGCACCGACCATTCATCAAGGCCATATAGGCGGTCGCCGTTAAAGTGATACGCCTGTAGCTGGTCTGTCGTATCCGCAACGCGCCACCGCACATCCTTAACTACGCGCTCAAGCTCTGCATTCTCTGCGCGCAGGCGGCGGAGTTCGGCGGTAAGTGCGGTGATGGTTGCTGGGTTAGCCGCCGCAATGTGCACAGCATCAGCCTCGCTATTCAGAACCCATGCGATAGGCTCACCATTCGCAATAACTTCGGGCCCGCTAAGGTTTGTTCCAGGTAAAAGCTCCCACTCGTCTTGGGTTGCATTAATGGCCGCCTCTTCAAGCTCTGCCAGAAGCTCATCTGTAACGGTCATTACTAGTCCTGTCGTGTTCATGCTCAGTTTCTCCGTGGGTCTTTGCTGTCGTCAGTGGTCAGCGCGATAAGCAGAACTAGCGCCGGGTAAAATAGCAGCATGATAAGCAAGACTGTCATGCTCCATACTCCTTGATTGCCCAGTCAATTGCTTTGGCCGCCGACTTAAATGCTGGATACTCTTCCTGCCTAGTTACCGGCTTGCACGTCCACCAGCCTTTTTTGTCGCATGATAGCCAGCGTGGATGATTCTCGATAAATATCATCCTGTCGCAATCATGGATTGCCGAGTATTCGTGGACTGTTATTGTTCTACTGTCTGCGTCGATACTTTCAATCATGCTTCACCTCTGGCGCGGGCGATTGCGGCGTGGGCATCTTTTAACGCTCTAAATATACGATCATGCGATGGATCTTCATATGATCCGGCCAACACTGATCGCTCTAGCTCTTCAAGCGCCTCAAGCAAATCAGGCGCGGCGGCGATTAGTCTGGCGTTGGCTTCTTGCTCATCCGGCCCGTTTGCAGTTGGCCCGCATGCAGCAACTTCCTGAAGCATTCCGCCGCCAATTCTGCATTCAACGTAAACCGTCGACCAGCCATCGCGCTTTGCAAACCATTCGCCTTCTGTAAACTTACTCATTCACTCAACTCCAACCACAAAACAACAGACCCAGGCACGATGCACAACAGCACCGGCCACCAGATACCGGACTCAACGAATCCGCTTGCTACGAAACACAGCGCCATTGCCAGCAGCATCCAATTTTGGCGGCGGTGTTTGGATTTTGAGGCCCACCAGGCGCGGAGGTTAGAAATCGTCATCGCGGTTATCCTCAATGATCTGATCCAGAATATCGGAAGCGAACGGCTCAATAAGCTCAATTGCTGCATCACGGCACCAGTCAGCGTCGGCGCCGAACAAGCCTATAGCACATCCGCAAGCCTTTGCAGGCTCATAGTCAAGCGCCGCTAGAATAAGCTGGCCAAGGTTGCCGTCTTGATCGTATCCAGCTTGGAAGCGCTTAACGACTTCCTCTGCGACCATATCTGATAGCTGATAAGCACAGACGATCACGCGATTGCCGATTGTCACGTCATGGCCGGTCATCAGGCGTTCGGCCTCGGCTTCGATCCAGTTAGTAACCTCGACCAGCTCAAGCGGATCTGGCGATTCGTCTGGCGTGCGGTTGTCGTATGCCAGTTGGGCGGATTGCATGGTGGTCATTTTCTGTTACTCCGGTTATGCCACGGCGAACCGGGGCGGTGCTGTTAGTTGCCGGCAGCCTGGAAGTTATCTTGGCGGTCGTGCTGGATAATCGCCCATGTTGCTGCCCAGCGCGCCTTGTCTGCTTTGGTCGGCTTGTACTGATCTTCCTCGGCTGGCACTGGGCCGTATGCGTTGCAGCTTTCATCGTATTCGTTGCTCATTTTCTATCACTCCGTCGTTGTTTCGCTTCGATGTACAGACTATATACGCGACACTATACAGGCGCAACGTGTTTTTGTGCGTTACAATGACGATTCATGGCATGAGGTTTGCATTATGAGCGAATTCAAACTAGGCGCGCGAAGCCTTGAACGGTTGAAAGGCGTACACCCGGATCTAGTCAAGGTCGTAAAACGCGCACTTGAGCTGACAGAGTACGATTTTAGTGTCATTGAAGGCGTTCGCAGCATCGAGACACAGCGGGCTTACGTAGCCAAGGGTGTCAGCAAGACGATGAACAGCAGGCACCTAACAGGCCACGCTGTCGACCTTTATCCAGTTGGGCGTCCTACGCCGTGGGATCGGTGCCATAACGTAGCTGCGGCGATGCTGGAGGCTGCAATCGAGCTGGATATATCTGTGCGCTGGGGTGGTGACTGGAATATGAACGGCGATCACCGTGACGAGAAATTCTATGATGGCCCGCACTTCGAGCTGCTGCGGAGTAAATACCCATGAGCCTACTCGCAGCCGCAACCGCACTACTCCCGACAATCTCAGGCCTACTGGATAAGCTGATACCGGACCCAGAAGCGCGCGCAAAGGCGCAGCTTGACCTGCGTAAACTGCAACAAGACGGAGCATTCAAGGAGCTAGACGCGCAACTGCAAATCAACCTAGCGCAAGCTGAGATTAACAAGGTCGAAGCAGCCAGCCAGAACGGATTTCAGGCAGGTTGGCGTCCGCTTGCCGGCTATATGTGCGTTGCCGCCCTGGGTTATGAGTTCCTGTTGCGCCCGCTGCTGCCTTGGGCGCTTACAGTGTCAGGAGTGGAAGCGCCGCCATTGCCTTCGCTTGACGGCGTGTTGTTCGAGCTGATGTTCGGGATGTTGGGGCTTGGTACGTTGCGCACTGCGGATCGGTGGAAGAGGATCAATGCGTTGACGAAGTAGCTATTCAATGCTCTGTAAACGGTCGCCAAAGATACAGCGGCAGATATGCTCTGCCGCTGCGTTGGTGTCCGCATCCATAATCAGCATGGTAAAGGGCGAAAAGCCGATTACCTTGATCGTGTAGGCGCGCTTAGTCACTTCTTGGAGGCCTTAGACATGCGCTTAACGTGTCGCAGCGTGTCGGCATAAGCTGACTTGTTGAAGTGAGCAGATTCTCGCCAGAATCGTAGGCCTTCATGCGACAGGCTTTCTGCTACGGTCTGGCTGTAACCTGATTTCACCAGATCGTTTGTGATGTTTTTAAGAATGAACTCTTCTTGCGTCATGTTTCCACCCATTCGTTTTTCGAGTTGTAGTAACCGCTAAAGCCGTTTACTGAGAAGTGAAGCGTACCGGGGCAGCTAAGGTATAGCGCACTTACTGGGCCGCCCAGCATGAAGTTTCTGAAAACACGTTTAAGCACTGCGCGGCGGCGCGGTTTTTTTACTGCAAGACTGATTTTCTTTATTCTTGGTATCGGCATTTTGCCTACTCCGTTTCAGTTAATGCGCGGTAACTGAGTACCGCGCGCCGGGTTTGTTGGGGCTGGCATTATTCCTTTACGAATGCGCCGGATGCAGAAAGAAATCCTTTCCTATCTTTGATCTCATCCCATGCGGATTGGCAGCATTCGTTAATGTCGAGGCCAGACATAACAGACAGATTCACTAGACATACGATCACGTCGCCAATTGCGTCTTGCAGTGCTGCATGGTCGCCCTTAATCACTGCGTCTGCCAGTTCGCCCATCTCTGATACTGCCTTGAGCGCTTGCGCGTGCTTGGTACTGTGCTCATAAATGCCGCGCACTTCTGCCCAGCTTTCTACGTTGTTGCGGAATTGTTCAAAGGTCATGCGGTTTGCTCCGGTGGTGGTGGGAGTAGTTGCCAGTGGGTGATATTTTCGTAGCATGTATTTCCGTCAAGAAACTCCCATGGATTGTTTTCCCTATTTTTTCGAATAGCCCAGAAATGCGCGCATCTAGTGCTGTGCGCTATGATTTTCTTATTCGGCTCCGGCATTCTTTCTTTAACACTAATCCAACCACTCATCTCTATCACTCCAGTTTGCCCGCCGCTGTGGTCGGGCGATTGGTTTAGGCCAGGTAGTGAAGCGGGCTAAATGGGATGTCGTCATCGACCGCGCCGTAACCGCTGGATGCTACCGGCGCAGATGACGCTGGCTTCGGTGCCGACTGCTGCTCCTTGCGCTCATACTTCATAGACATAAACTTTCCCTTTGCGCCGTCACGAATCCATGCGCTGACCCAGTATTGGACGCCTTCAATCTCAGCGCTGCCTTTGTAGTCGGGGCGTTTTTCGTTTTCGCCTTTGTCATTCTTGAACAGAACGCCGGTCAAGTTGTTATCGTATTCGGCCATCAGTATGTCTCCACTTCGGTTTCAGTAGTAATAGGCGCGCAGATTG